AATTCTTCATTGTCCAAGTTTTCCTTAATAACGGATTGCTTGAACAATGAACTGTTATCTGATTCCAACTTTTGTATTACTTGAAATGTCATTATACAGTTTTCTCCTCTCCAGTTGCACCATCAATGTATGTCTTACCCTTTTCCATTCCATTGTCACCATACTCAACCCAACCACGTCTTTCGTAACCGATATCACTTTTAGTATATCTAGTAGTTAAGTATTTGTCAGTCATACCTAAAAGGTCTCTGGCAACATAAGGAACAAAACTCCAAACATTGTAATCACCATTAGCCTGAACTTCAACTTGCTCATCTTCAATTACAATATTAAAGTCTGACATTGTGTTAGTAGTTTTAAACTTTTTCTCAAAACTATACTCTGTTCTCATTGGTCTCATTTCAAGTTCAGAGTTTCTAAGAGCTTCTATGATTTGGTCCTGGCTCATTCCAGGTACTTTTAATTGTTTATGAAATTTCATAGTTGCTCCTATCTAGTGTAATGTGACTCACAAAGTGGGTCCATGTAACTTGGTGTGTTAATCGATAAAGTTCTAGTAATTGTCTTACCATTGTAAGGACTTTTACCAGTCTTAGTAATCATAGGCTCAATTAACCTATACTCCTCTTCAGACATAACTCTGTAGTTATCTCTGTCTGCTTTATGAGTTCTACCCAAAACAGGATCAGTTGCATCTCTAAAAGCATTATACCTACGAGCGGTATACTCAGGCTTACCTTCTGCAACAACTTCAGCAACTTCATCAATTGCCGCTTGATAGAACTTAACAGTTCTAGTTATACCAGCCTTAGCCGCCCCTACTGATTTATAGTAACCAGATTTCCAAGAAGGCCTAGTTGGCTCTTGGTGTATGCTGTCGTTACTTTTATCTACTATTACAAACATAAAAACTCCTACCTTTTTATTTAATATACATACTATTATACAGATTTATAGGGTAAAGTCAACCTTTTTTTCCAGTTTTTTTGGTAATAATTTGCTTGTTTTACAAGGAGTTACAGTAGTTTGATACAGGTTTCGTAAGCAATTTCGTGTGATTTAGGACCCCAATGTGCATTATCTCTGCCTGTATCTATAAAATTAGGTGCATTTGGGATAAAATTAGGTGGATAATTAGGTGATTGAATTGGGCTATTGCCATCTACATTATGAGAAAATAATGCAGTTTCTCCTAATATGTGAAGTTCTGTACATCTTATATTATTTGCTTTGCACAAATTAAGTAAATTGTTTCTAATCATATAAAAGTCAAACCATTGATGTGTGTCATGCATCATTGCCCATGCTTTCATACTAGGTAATGCTGGATCATCAGCAACGTCTTTTGTCCAATCTCCACCCCACATTGGTGTAAAGATGCTTACTTCTTTTGAGTATACCATCCCTAATTCGTTAATCTTTTTTTGATTTAATATACCCACAACTGGATCTTCTACTTGTGGTGTTGAATGATTTATATAGAATAAAGGATCATGGTGTGCGTTTGCATTGAAAGTATCGCCTCCAAATATAAGTTTTCTATGAACTTCTGACCATAACACAACAACTTCACTAGGAACATATCCAGACTCTAAGAAAGATTCTAATAATAAAACTATTTCCTGATTTCCGCCACCTGGGTTACCTAAGTTCCAACATGCTTTGCCTTGTTGTTGTGAAACTTTGTATGCAAAATTATCTTCATCGCCAACACCAATACCAAATGTATAACTGTCTCCTAAAAACATTATTGCATCATCTTCTTTGTTCATGTTTGGGCATCGCCAGCCATTGTTGTTTACAGTATATAGTATGTCGTTTCTATTATAATCTGTTTCATTACATTCCCAAGTTTTTGCTAACTCGTCTAGTCTAATATCAGCATGTCCATCCCATAATCGACCTCTGCCTTCCTTTTCTTTAATGTCTTTGTTGCCACGATAAAGTTGAACAGATGGACTATCTGAAGGAATATATTGTATTCTTCTACCACCACCATTCAAGTTTATCACTTCACCAAAATAACTATCTGTACCTTGTTGTTTACTGCCTATAATTCTATCCAGCATAGGTCCAAACCTAGTCTTTGGTATGATGTTTTTGTTTTCTCTAAAGGGTTTTATAGTGCCTGCTTGTAAGTTTGACATAATAGTATTTACTTGTTAATCAAGTCCTTTTGCAAATTTTTCGATATCGTTTCCTACCATTTTAAGCCACATTGTATCCTCTTCACTTAAAAGTGCAAGGATTTTTTTATCTAAGTAGTAGGGCCATTTCATATGTTCATGTAACTTTAATAATATGTTCTTGTGTAATCCTTCTGAAACAGGAAACTTGTACACATCATAATGACTTTTTAATAAGTTCCAACCTAACTTAGTTAACCTAAGTCCACTACATTTATCCTTGCTGTATTGAAAGTTCTTAAATAACATATAGCAAACATCTAGTGGTGGGTATTGTTGCAAAGACTCGTGTTCGCTTTGCATCTTTTGTGCTAATTTGAATTGTAAACTATCCTTGAGCATCGTTCAAGTCATCTTCTGTAACAACATCACCTGTTGTCAATTTTATAACTTGGAATTCTGTTGTGCTGAAAGTTTTGTTTAGTTTCTCTGCCAAGTTAAAGGCATGTCCACTGTTACTAAATGACACTTTTTTGTATTTTGGTCCTGGGTAAGAAACTAATTTGTTTAGTGTTCTTAAGTTGATTGGATTACCTTGATAGAATACAGAATAGATGGCTTCTGCCGCCAGTATTTGGTCTGCCTTGTATGTGTCTTTGTGTACTGCTTCTAGTAAAATTTTAGGCTTTGGTCTGCTCATAAGTGTATCTCCGTACACTTATTTATCAATAAAACATGTTTTAATAGGTGTTATAACTATGTTTAATCAAGCAGAACTGCTTTTAATTCATCTGTTTGGTGCATTTCTGTAATGATATCACACCCACCAACCAACTCTCCTTTTACGAATAGTTGTGGGAATGTGGGCCAATCACTTACACTTGGTAATGTTGCTCTAACATCTGGATCTTCAAGTATATCCATATAACTGAATTCTACTTTATATTCCTTTAGTATGTCAACAACCTGTGCAGAAAATCCACATCTTGGTTGATGTGGGTCACCTTTCATAAACAATATAATGTTATTGTCTTTGATGATGTTTTCTAATTGTTCTTTAACTTCACTCACTTGGGAATCCTTCTTGTACAAATTTACTAATTTGTTCTATTTCTTTATCAGATAAGTTTGCGGCTTGACCCCACATCATCTGACTCATTGGACCTACCTGTCCATTGTTTTTATATGTTGTTAGTTTTGTTAAGATATCGTTTGAACTTTGTCCTGCTAACATTGGACCTACTCCACCGCCACCTGTTGGACCATGACATGCGGCACATCCTGCCCATAAACTTCTGATATCACTAAATGGATCTCCAGCGGCTAGAGCCTGTTTTGCTTTTAATATATCCACTGTAGTTCCATGTATTCTAACATATTCTTCGTAACATTCTCCTGTGCATGTATGTGTACTTGAATAACCTTTGTATTCTAAATCAGGATATATTACAAATGCAAAGAAGCAAAAGAATACTACGCATCCTGATAAAACCATTCCTAATTCTTTCATCTATTCAAAGAAATTGCCAATAAGGCTGTGAATATAATTATCCAACCTATCGTTATTCATAACAAATTTTTGCTGATATGTACTTGCAAACTCATGTGCCTTATCAACATGTTGACTATCAAGAGATAAACTTAATGTGTCGCCATCAGTAACTTGAATTACACCTACCATAGCCATCATAGCATGTGGTGTACATTCATATATGTAAACACCTGGAGTATCTAATGTAATTGAAATCTCTTCATTCATCTTACCTCTCCATGGTGTTGCTCCTGGAGGAGTAAATACTGACACTGAATTGTGTGACATATCTGATGCTATAAATTTGACTGTGTCGCCTTTATTTACAGATAATACTGCAGGTTCAAATATCATCATACCGCCTGCTCCGTTGTTTAACATTTTTACTGTATGCTCTGCCGCAAAGGCTGGAACTGTTAGTAAAAATAAACTTATTGCTATTAATATATTCTTCATTATTTTACCTCATCAACTAGTTTTTTAAATTCTTGATATCCGCCAATCTTTGCGCCATCAACTATAATTTGTGGGAAAGTTCTTGCACCTGGAAAAGTTTCCATTAGTGCTTCTCTATCAAAATCCTCATCTAACATTTTTACTGTTAAATCATATTCTTTTTGTTCTGCTAAGTTTTTTGCCATATCACAGTATGGGCATTGTGGTTTACTGTATATCTCTACTTTCATTCTATTCCTTGTTTAATGTAAGACGAAACCAAAGAGCATCATCTTCGTTCTCGAATGTTATTTTTGCATACTTAGTGTCTCGAACAACATCAAAATGCCATCCATACTTTCCTTTTGCGTTAGTATTTATGTTTGATAGAACATGGTGGGGTATGCCAATCTGGCGCCAATCATCATCCTTTCCATCATAGAATCCTTGTTCCCAAATCACTTCATGTTGAAAATACTTATTGTATCCACATTCTTCTCGCCATTCTATTTCTGCTGACATGCCATTTGTTTGAGGAGTAGTGCCGGTAGCCGTGTCAGTTCTATAATTATACATCTGATTCTTTGAATGTGCCACCAGTTATTATTTGTTCTGTTGGCTCGTTAGTAGGATTTTCTAATTGTTCTATTTCATACACAACTCTGCTTAAGAAAGATAAGTCAAATACAGTTTGTCCACGTTTTGTTTCATTACATAACGTCTTAACTCTTTGCTTGAACTGTTCTAATGCAGTAGGATCTGTGTTAGCCATTCTTAGATGCTTTCCTTTTAATTTTATTTAATACTTTTAATCTTTGTTTAAGTTCCAATTTTGTTTTAAATGGCCCTTCATAACCATATGTGATTAACGTATTAAGTTTAGGACAGTTACCATGTTTCCAGCCTTTATCAAAGTTAATTGCATACCATCCTGCCGCATAATAAACATTACTGTTTTCTGTTTTTGCAAACAATGGAATCTCGTCCATGTAATCCTCATGATCCGGATCTACTGGAACAGGATTAGGATAGTCAACACTATATCCTTTGATATAAAATGTTGCTGGTTGATTAATATCTAACTCTACTTCGTTCTTGAAAATAAATTTATTATCGAATGCATCTTGCACTTCGCCTTTATTTTCAAACAGTATAGTTTCCGTTTTGTCCAAGTATGTGTATTTGTCTTGAACACTCTTGTGAAGAATACCTACACGTTTTTCGTCATCATTAACGATCCATGCGTCTTCACTTATTTTTTGCAATTTAACTTGCTCTTTAAATTTAATCATTTTGACCTCCTCATTTTTGCCATTCACTGATTAATACTCTAGTGCTAGAATCAGCACCAAATTCTCTTTTGTAAACTTTGTTTCCTGCTCGTTCATAGATATATTTCTTATCTGTACTACCAGGATCTTTAATCTCTGCCATCATTTTATCTATGTCTTTATCCAGCTCTGCCATTTAACATTCCCGAATATGTTTGTGCTTGGTCACTCATTCTTTGTAAGTTCCATTTAGCACAAAATTTCATAAAGTGTATGCCTATATTGGATACTGCTTCACTCTGTTTACCTTCATTCATTCTTTGAACACATAACTTTTTTATTTCATCTGGTTGTTCTGTCAAATCAATAAGTATCTTATTACGTTCATAATCATTTTTTACTCTATGTTCATCTCCTTCATGGTCCACCCAACGTTGTAACATAAAGTTATTATAATTGTATCCGCCTGTGTTTCTATCTTCAAAGGCTTCTCGCATACCTGTTTTGTTTTTAGTGCCTTTTACTCTAGCACCAGGGTATGCACTAAACACATTGTCTGAACTATCACCTCTAACACACTTTTCAAACAGTACCCATTCAGGTTCAATTGGAGTCTTAGGTGCCTTAGTTTTCTTATCTATAACTTCTTCTCCAGTCTTTAAATCTTTCCAACCTTCTAATGTAACTACTTGATCCGTTGTGCCGTTATACTGCGTTACATTAGGTGCTAGTAACTGATAGAAGTCACTATCTGTGCTTATAATAAAATGATTATCTTCTGGATGTTGTTGAATCCATGTAGCAATCATATCATCTGCTTCTGCTGTTTCACATCTTACTACAGATACATTAGTTTTTTCTGCAAAGAATTTGACCATATCATCATATGCTTCAAAGTATAATTCATCATCTTCTTGTTCTCTAACTGTTCGCTGATCCATTATTACTTTTCTATTTGCTTTGTAAGGTGTATAAAAGTCTTTACGCCAACTTCTACCTTCTAAACAAAACACAATGTGATTGCCGTCAAACTCTCTCCAGCACTTGTTGATACTGTTAAACATGATATGCATTGCCATACCAATCTTCATATCTATGCTTTGCCCTCTGCCACCAACGTGCTTGGCTCTCATAAACATATTAAGTCCGTCAACAAGTAAATAGTTCATTATAATATTTTCCCCGATATGCCTTTTTTCTTAGGACCATATTGTCTTACGTTACTATACCAAACATGTCCTTTTTCTTCTGCTTCTTTGAATATTAAATTAGTAAGCATGATTGGAAATACTACTCCAAAGTGAACAAATATACTTGTTATAATGTCGTAATTAAACCATTCCATGTAAGTTGTAGCAACTATGCCAAAATAAACTGACCACATAGTGAACAGAACCATAGTGAAGTATCCTTGCATTGAAGGATCTCCAATATATCTTAATGGATTGTATCGATTGTCCATTACTAATCTCCAACAATCTAATACAAAAAATAAGAATTTAAAAAATAACTTTTTCATTAGTGATTTCTACCTCCGTCGAATACACAAACAAAATATAATCCAAGATGTCCTGTGTTGAAAACTCTGTGAAAGTCACCATCTTCAATACAAATAACATCTCCACCTTCTACAGGAAAACGTTCATCATTAACCTGCATTTCACCTTTACCGTCTACAAAGAAGTAAACTTCTTCTTGTCCAGCATGAGCATGACCATTTGTTTTTTGGTTTGCTCTTAAAAACGTACTGCTTAGAATTAAATTATTACCAAATGCATTGTCTTTAAGGACATATTGTGCATTGTCTTTAATTGTTTCTCCGCCTACGTCTTTCATTGAAACTTTTATCATTTGTTTAACCCTTCTTCCATAATTTTATCAAACGGACTATCTTCCTGCCATTGATTGCTTTGTATTTTACGTTCCTTAGCCGCCTGTGTTAAATCTCTAATTAAATCTATGTTCATTGTTTTAAAACTTTTAAGTAAGTCTAAAATATCTTCATCTGTAAGAGAGTTGATAAATTCAGTTATACTAGGCCCAAGCGATTCATTGACAAACTTTGCCAACTTTGCTTTTGCAACTGAATTATCTACGTCTGCCATTACTCTTCATCATTGTCATTGACTAGAATTACATCATCCTGAGACTCTAGTCCATAATCTTGATCCTCTATTTCTTGCAATAATACTGTTCTGCAAACATCATTAAACCATTTGTTTACAACAGACTCATCACTTTCACCTGTATAGCCTTTTTCCTGTAGCATTGCAACAAACTCATCATTCCAATCAAGTTCCATATAACCTTGCTTAGGATCTTCTACATTAACTTCCATCTTCTTAACTTCAACCCAAGGAGTTTTATTTGCAATAGCACTTCTTTTGTCAAACTCTGTTTGGTCAATAACACCCTCATCAAACTCTACTTGAATCTCTGCCATAGCCTTATCTAAATCTGAATCACAGTCTAGTTTAGCCAATTCTTTCTTAAGTTCAATACCAGAATATTCATATTCAAGTTTTGCAATTTCTCTAGTTCTACCTTTAGTAGTCATACCTTTAAGTGTCATTGCAAACGGTATAGTTCTTTTACTCATTTTCTTTTACCTCATCTTTATTTTTTACAAACCATTCATTTGAACAGTATGCATCGCAAAATACATGTAGCATATTTTGTGTATGATATACAATATCAAATACTACTTTACCACATGTACTGCATTGTCTCATATTAATTCCAACCTTTTATTATATTTGCCATAATAAAAAATGCACAAATAACATTAACACCAACAATGAATGTTCTCACTAATGCAACAACATCATCGTACTCTTCTGTTTGTTCATCTGAAAAACTGCCTACTGCATATTTCCAGGTATTCCATGCTTTTCTTAACTTCATCTGTGTCTATATCCTTCCTGTTCTACTCTGCATAGTTTATACATACTTGTATTGGATGTCCATGTGCTGTAAATTCTGTTGTGCAAGTATATTGTAAACTATAATAAATCATTATACTTCCAAACGATATAACTAATATAAACAAAATTGCTATCCAATTATTCATCATGTGCCCCATGCATTACCAAATAAATTAATATGCAATCTAGGACTAAACTTGTATCCAGTTTGCATACATGCTTCTGCAACATCTTTTTCTGTTAGTGCTTGTTGTTCAAATGTTGCACCTTCTGGCATACAGTAAACAGCATCTACTGTTACACCTGCTTCTTTATACGCACTCACATACTCATCTACTTCATCAAAGTCTATTATATCTCTAACAACAAACTTATTATATAAAAAACTATTCTCTACTTTATTCATACTAACTAATGCATCTGGCTTTAATGTATCTTCTCTTGTCTCAGCACTAATAGATAGTTTAGGTGATGTACTCCAAGTTATATGTACACCTTTACCCTCACCATTAAAGTATTCTGTCATATTATCTTCACAATGTTTACTGCCATTTGTTTCAAATGTAACATTTACTAAACCATATTCTTTGTTTAGTCTATCAATAAGGTCGGGCCAAACACGTTGCCACCCTAGTAGCGGTTCACCACCTGTGATAACCAGGTGTATGTCTTCGCCGTGCCGGCCCTGAAAAGTACCATTTGGTAACAATGAGATGATGTTATCAATCACTTCACTTACACTTTCTGTTCGTTGTAAGTGTTTATACTTCATTGCCCAACTGGCACTACTGTCACACCCTATGGGTGTAACAGGCAACTCTTCGATACTTTTATAAGCATCGGGATGATTCTTATCGGCACGTTCATCAGTCATGTAAGGCATATCATCCTTCGCTATGATGTCTCCGCGTGGTTGTCCAAAACCTGCACATTCAAAATTACAGCCGAAAGTTCTAAGGAACACACTAGGCACACCTACCCATCTACCCTCACCTTGTACGGAGTAGAATACTTCAGAGTACCTTAGTTTAGGTTCCTTCTTTACTTTGTTATTAAAAGTTTCAACTTTCATCTTTATCTTTTATGCTGTTTTTTCTTTGAACATATTCTTCATAATCTAAATCACTTTTAGTGCTATCCGTATTTTTCATAATGTTTGGAACAGCATTTACAAGTGCTTGATTCACTATTATATGTAAGTCTGATATTAGATTTTTATCTGTTTCAGCAGACTCTACATTATCTAAACAACAAACTCTTAGTCCTTGGTTCATTAGTTTAGCAAAATCTTTCTCTTCAGGGTAATAATAATGTCCCTGAGCAACTAACTTAATGTAAACAATTTGATGTAAATTAATTACTTCTATAATTGTTTCATCTGTATGTTTACCTACATTAATCAATGTAAGTAATTTTTCTATATCTGTATCTGGTATTTGTATATTGTCACTGTAGAAATGTACGGCTTCCATAATATCTTCTTCAGATAGTTTATGATAAACTCTAGTCAATGTATCAATAGTTTTACCTTTGCCAATCATACCACAAAGAGTATCAACTGGAACTAATCCATTGCCTGTCACGAAACCTGATGCTCTACGTTCTATCATTATTGACCTTTACTTCCTGCAAAACTTTGTTGAAGTTTAATATTATCCATAAACTCCTTCTGCACTTTGCCTTCGTTTTTAAATGCTCCTTTAAGAACAGTTGTTTGTGTAAGACTACTATGTGCTTTTACACCTCTATTCTCTACGCAACCATGTGTGGCTTGTATGTACACACCTAAGTTCTCTGTGCCTGTTGCACGTTGTATCTCTCTAGCAATATCATTAGCAAGTTCTTCTTGTAGTGTTCCACGTTCTGCACACCATTGTGCTATTCTAGTGTATTTAGACAAACCAATTAGTTTCTCACTAGCAATAATACCTATGTATGCTACACCTCTAACTATCTGGTGATGATGTGAACACATACTTGTTAGTTCACTTCTTACAACTAACATACCTTCATACCTATCAATACTATCGTTAGGGAAAGCAGTTGCAGTAGGCATAGGTTCATACCTACCTGCCATTAGTTCATTGATATACATCTTAGAAAGACGTTTTGCAGTACCATTACTGTTAGGATCATTCTCAGTATCTATAACGAGACCTTGTAATACTTCTTCAAACTTAGGAGCCAACTCATCTATCAGTTGTTGCTTCTCTCCTTCTTCAATAAAGTCTGAGATATTATCTCCTGCCCAAAAACGTTTTCCAGCATCTTTTAATCTTTGTTTAATCTTCTTGCTTGTAGACACTATCTGCCTCCTTTGTCTAAATAATGTTGTACTATTAATCCACTGACCCAATTTTCAGCAGTATCTTCTGCATAAGAAATACTCTTGCCTGGAAGTTGTCTAGTTTCTACTAACACTTCATCTTCATAAAATTCAACTGCATAACCTTTTTCATCAATAATTTTTGCAGTTCTACTTGTTTGTCCTTTAATCTTTCTTTTCATTGTTTCAAAATCTCTGTCTGTATCTTCAAACAGTTCCATTTGTGTTGGTGCTCCTTCGCTCCAATACTGACTAACTACATTTGCCATTCCACCACTCCTCATAAGGAAATACTATCCAATTGTTTTCTTCTTCTTCATCTAGTTCTACAGCACATATCTGTGAAGCAAAATTACTAGACAGTTTTTCTAATAACACCGCATACTTTACATTATCAGTCATACCTTCCATAATAACTACATCATGTATGCCTTGTAATGTTGTACCTGTGTCATTAATGTCATCTATAATAACAATTCTTTTACCATTGTATTTAGACAAAAGGTGTCTAAGTTGAGTACTATTCTGTACTTTTCCGTCTCTTGTTTGCCATTCAAATCCATGAAAAGGAATATTATAATAATGACTCATCATAGTTCCTATTGCAAGTCCGCCTCTGCTTGGACCTAATACTACATGTGGTCTCAACATTTGTGTTGCCATTTGTTGTGTGATGTCTCCCATCATACCTTCAATGTCTGACCAACTGTAATATACTTTACTCATAGGTTTATTATACCGGTTTTTCTGGTAAATGTCAAGTAATATTTCATATTTCTCCTACTATTATCCAACTGGAAAAGTTATCATTATTACAGCAAAAGCAATTAAGGTCGTCCACATAATGACCTTAGCCTTTTTCTCACTCATAACTACCTCTTTTTAATTTTAGTTTTTTGCCACTTGATTTCATCTTCAACAATTTGTTGAATAGAGTTGGTTGGCTCCCAACCTAAAATTGTTTTAGCAGAATTGATATCTGCAAATGTCTGTGTCATGTCGCCTGGTCTAGCATCTGCATACTCTACATCTATTGTAGTATCCAATGCTACTTCAACTGCATCAACTAGTCCTTTCATACTAACTGGATTGCTGTTACCAATGTTTACAGTTATATTTTCTTTTTGGTCAAACATATAATATGCCGTACTTAGGAATGCTCTTGCAACATCATTTACGTGAGTATAATCTCTAACGCAAGTACCATCTTCAGTATTATAATCCTCACCATTAATTGTAAACTTATTTTCCGTTAGTCCTGCCTGTGCTAAAATAGGCAACACATGAACTAAAGGATCTTTCTGATATCCATTTTTACCTTCATTACTTCCTGCCACATTAAACAGTCTAAGGTTTGCATAATTAAATCCATATACATCTGCATAGTCTTTAATTATTTTTTCACATATTTGTTTTGTTCTACCATATGGATTAATTGGTGCAGTAGGATCGCTTTCTTTAAATGAACCATCTTCATTTATGCTTGTACCATACACACTTGAACTACTTGCAAATATGAAGTTAGGTACTTCGGCATGTACGCAAGTATTCAACAAACTAATTGTTTGTAATACATTGTCAGTGTAAGTAGGCATTGGATCTTTTACACTTGCTGGCACACTATTGTTTGCCGCAATATGTATAACTGCATGTGGTTTGATAAGTTCTATAACACCTTTTACTTGTTTGTTATCAATCTCAAAAGGATATTGAGTAACTCCAGGTATTTCTCTTTTCTTCTTATCAATATTAATTACATTGAATCCACTATCAACAAATAGTCTAGCAACATTGGATCCTATAAATCCACTTCCGCCAGTAATTACTATTGCTTTTTCGTTATTAATTTCCATTTGCTCTACCTCTTATAACTTCATAAAGTGCCTTACCACTAAAGAAGTTTTCTGTTAGGCTATGTGCTTGTAAATCAATTAAACTCTTATCGTTTTCACCTAACACCTTTTTAATATGTGCCATAATTAAATCTTTGTTTAGAATGTAACTATCAAAGTCTTCTGTCCAATCACTTGGATATAAAAACTCTGATTGATACATCTCTGAATAAGATAATCTATCTGGTACCATTGGGTTGGCTCCTACCAATGCACCTTCATAACAACTAATGCCTAGTGTTTCTTGTGTGTTTGCACTAAAGACAATCTTTGCTCTACCTAACAATTCGTGATATTCTTCTTTTGTTAGTGTTTGTTCCTGACATACAATCCAATCATATTCTGGCATACTTTCTGCCAAGTCTTTAAATATGTCTACTTGTTTTTCAGGAGCAAGTCTGTGCGGAAATAATATAATGTTTTCTTTAAATGCATTATCATGTTCCGCTAATTCATGTTGTAGATACTCCATGGGCCACCCAACTATGTGAGCCTTACCAGTATTCATTAGTTCAAACTTCTCATATCCAAACTCTCTACAGAACATGTCTAAATGAAAGTCTGTTGCAAAGAAGTTATCATCGAATACTTCAAACATACTGCGTTCAGCATGTCTAACCCACGGTGCATCTCCAATTAATCTACCAAGGAAATCTGCTGGATCATAACTGCCGGCATGCCACATGCCACCAATCTTTATATCTATATCCAACAGTTCAGCCATGTATTTAAGTTGTATTACAGTAGGATTCCATGCGTCTGTGTAAAGAAAGTAATCGCCATCACTAACTTTCCCATCTGCAATCAACTTACTGATAGTTTTTAGTTGTTCACTCTTCCAATAGTTTGTACCACTGAAGTTTAAAAATGCTCCTGGAGTTGTATCCGTTGGGGCATCACTAGGACCTTCAATAACATGAACTTCTAAGTCAGCGAATTGCATTTGCTCTGGCAAATACTTCTTCCACTGAGCAGTATATCTTGTTTCAACTGGTTCTAATTCAACTAAAAATACTTTCATAATTACATACTGTTTTTCTTTTCTTGGATTTCAGCACGTCTACTCTTAGTAAGTTTACCAAGATTGCCAAGTGCTTTTCTGGCTCTAGTAGCAGATGCTTTAATACCTTTCTCTTCGAACTTTGCACTTTCTTCAAGATAGGCTTCCATCTCTGCTTTTATTTGTAAATGAATTTCACTACTCATTTTCTTCTCCTTTATATATAAAGTTTAACATCCTGTATCTTCTGCAATAAACTCTTCTCTCAAAGGTCTGCTATGTACAGGATATTCCATTTCGCAACCGTTTTCATTATCTTCGGCTACTGATATTCTAACAAATCTGCTAGGATATTTGTCGTTGATTGCATTGTATAATTCATCTGCAATCATCTCACAACTTTTGTTGTTCAGTTCAAGTACACTATCTTGATTGTATAATCTTTGTAGCCATCTTTTGAACTGAATAAATTCTATGTCTCTGTCATCGTGGAATACTTCTATCCACACTTTAAAATGAAATATATGTCTGTGCTTGTATCCTAAGAAACTTACATCATCCCAATCGCCTGTAGCAGTTGCAGGATTTGTATCTGCACCAGGATAATAATGCACACCTTCTTGACTAAATGTTACCCATATATTTCTCATGTTTTTCCTTTAATAGTTTTATAAATTCTATGTAATGTGTAAAACCATACACCATTTATTGCAGGTTCTACAAGTGCCACTATACCTGACTCCCAAAAACTTGCACCAGTTACTACACTAACAACAATCATTGCAATACAAATGTGTCCTAGTGTATATATAATAGCAAGACCCAAGGATGTTTCCATAAAGCCTTTAAAAACATTACCGATTCCTTGTGTAAACTCTGTCATTATGCCTCTTTATTTGGATTCCAAAGTGTTAAGTTTTTAGTTTTAAGTCTGTTAGCAACAATAGTATATCTATTTTGTTCTTCTTTCCATTCCTTTAACCATTTGTGTCCATCTCTTTCTGCATCAACAAAGATTGCATTAGTAAATGCTAACGGAAGTAATATAGCAACATGTATAAAAATACTTGCTACTGTATTATATCCAAACCAACCCAAATAGTTTGATGCTAAAAATCCAAAGTACACACTCCATATAATAAAGAGAACTAACATAAAGTATGTCTGTAAACTAGGATCTGGTATATACTTCAACGGATTATATCTAACATCCATCACTCTTCTCCAGCCACTTACAAGACTCATTACAGTCCTTCTAAATAAACTTGGTTTTTTCATTGCAGGTTCCATTACTTTCTCCTCATTTTAAACGTTCTACTATATATTCTTTTAACACATGCATTCCATATGATGCCCACGTTATAAAGACTAAACTCCAAAACAGTATAACCAGTGAATCCCATAACATTAAGTATTATCCTCTGGTCTATATGACACTCTTTGTTTGTCAAACTTGCCTTTTCCTAAGTCTGGATTATGTTTTGGATCTGGTGTAATCTTTTCCTTCTTTTCCCAAAACAATCTAACAGATTTACCTGTCTTTTGTTCATGTACTATAACTGAACTTACATAGGCAAATAAACCAGCGGCTATAACAATAAAGATACTTAATATTGTATTAATCATCTCCATCATAATCCTCTTCATGCAAGGCAATTAGTTTATCTCTGAACTCAGAAACAACTGCAATAAGTTGTTCTATTTCATCCATATCTTGCTTTGTATCAATTTCAACTTCTAGTTTAATCTTCATGTTATAATATATTATACTCTTTTGCTATTAATGTCAACCATTTTTTCTGGTATAAGATGTATTTCCATCAGCATATCTATGATTAACTTCACTATGATGTTGTTCATCTGCTCTTACTTTTTTAATTAAATCACTTAACTTTGCAGACTTTTTCATCTTGTAATATTTGATTGCTAGTTCTGGTGCTGGTACGTTTTCCACTTCACCATTCTCAACCATTGCTAGATAATCTGTATAACTTCTAACTGCTTCTTCTTCAAAGTAACCTATCATTCTATGTGCTGTCTTATAACTAATAGCATATAATATAGCATAGAATAACATAAACAACAGTTGGGCAATTAGAACCAAATATCTTTCAAACCAATTAGGCTTTGCTATTTCAATAAAGAACATCAAATGCATTCTTTCGTTTTCTGCTTCTGCTAATAGTTCTCTGATATCAGGTCCATAACCTGTTTTCATCTTACGCAGACTTTTCATGTGTAACCACATACCTGCAACCATACCAGGCACACCAGCAACTGTTTCTAGCACTACTGCCCTGTGTCCATATCTTTTAGCAAAGAATGTGTCCGCTATAAAACGGAAAAACTTTGTCATAGACATGGCTATCCAATCTCTCATTCTATAACCTTATCTCCTACATACGCCGACCAATCAGTGTATGCACTTCTGTTTCTTAAATTATGTACTTGATGACACCATACTCCGCCGTTAGGACCTTTGAATGCCTTGTCATCAATTTTAAGTGTAGCATTGTAATTAAACTGATTAACGTATGGCATAGGCACACTAATCATTGCTACAAATTTGTTATATTCATCCCAACCTTGTTCTAAAACTTCCTCACAGTATTTGGCATTGAAGTCTACAGTTACCCAAATATCTGCTTTAATTAATTCTTTTACAATGTAGTCCCACTCTTCCCAATCCTCATCTGTTTCAGGAGCAAATGTATATCCACATCCTAAGTAAGCATGGTCAATTTTATTAGCCAAACATCTTTGCAATATCTCTTTTGGATTTTGTTTGCCTATAACAAACAATGTAGTAACTCCAAACAAAGGAGTTCGTTCTACTTCTACACCAATAAAGAACTTTGGATCTTCTCCAAAATTATCTCTTCCTTCTACACTAGACAATGTAATCCTCCCTCGATTTTTTTGCTGTTCTTTTTACACCTGATGGACTTGTATATTCATCTTTGGATATACCTTTAGTTCCACCATCTCTGTTTACAATATTAAATACTATTGCCATAATTATCATAATAGATACTATACAAATAATTAAAGCGGTTATTGGTATAATTAATACATCACTCATTCTACTAATCCCATGTTAAATATACTCTACCTTTATGGTATCCATTTACTTTATATTCAAATGCTTGTTTGGCATCCATTCTATTATATCCCATTTCCCACATATCGGAAACTTTTAAACTATTGCTTTTTATACATTCTCTAGCATATCTCATAGATTGTATAAACGTTTTGTCTCTTGGACTAGGACATTTAATTGTAATGTTCCTCCAAAGATATTTGCTAAAGTCCATGTTCTCTACAGTCTTCTCTGCCGCTAATACATATAAACCATTGTCATTAACAAAATCGCCTGTCATATATTCTTGTTTACTGCTGAAGTCTATAAAAGCATCAAAGCCACCTCCATTGTGAAGTGTTGTTTTAATAACTCCTTGTCTATCCCAATACTCAGGATATGCATTGCCACATACAGTAAAGTTTTTGTACCCTTTACGTTTTAGTGTATAGTGTGTTACCCTTGCTAGGAATCCTGTGCCTATAATTGCTATGCTTTGTTCATAATCTTCGTTGTGAGTATAAACTGCATTAGCAACATTAATGCCACATGCTACAGGCTCTAATATATATTTTTTATCTACTTTAGGAACTTTAACAAACGTTCCCATTTTAGCATTGTAATAATCTGCAAAGCCAGGTTCACCTCTTGTAGCAACAATATCGCCTTCTTGTAAACCCATGTTTGCATTTACTAAACTACCGACCTTAGTAACAATACCAATAGACTCATGACCTTGTATTGTTTTTGGAAGTGTAGTAAACTCGCCTTTATACATAGCAACATCACTACTACAAATACCTGTCATTGATGTTTTAACTTCTATTTCATCCTTGGCAGGTTCTGGCTTATCCCAAATCTCTTCTAGTAAGTCATTGTTTCCTGTAGTATATAATAACTTAACCTTCATGATATACCTCTAAGTGTTTGTGTATCCATGTATCAAAATATCTATGCATATCATAATCTTCTGATAATGCTTTCATAATCATTTCACCATACGCATAGTCTGGACATAATCCAAAGTGCCAAATGTATTCGCTGTCTGCTGTAATTACTTTAATACTTTGGTCATCATATCCTGCTTTCCAACTTGCTCTAACTGTAACAGGAGTAATACCATTCATTATCCATGTCTCTTCTGCATAGTCGCATACATTATATACGCCATCTAATTTAATATCACCATAGTCACTACCATCTATTAAGTCTGATAATTGCCATTGTTGTGCCATACTATATCCACCCCTATCCAAACTATCTAAAGGAGTAATGTTTATAAGTTGTGTATATAAATGTGGGAATAAATCTAATGCAACTCCACCCCATGCCAACTTTTTATTTGTACTCCAGCCACCTGGATTAGGAACTCTATTTTTGTTTAACCAATTTATTTCTATACGCAAAGGTTTCTCATTTGAGTCTCTCCATTTTTGTATAGCACCTAAGTTTGTTCTGTACATATTATTTTTGCACATTATAAATTTTGTTTTAGGATTCTCATCACACAATGCATTCCACATGTCAGCACTAGGAAGTCCTGGTTTTTCTACTAACACAACTTTACATTTTTTTGCTAATACATTTGCAACTTGTTCATGAGAATAGTTAGGTGTACAAATTATACCAATATCAAAGTTACCTTTTGCATCATTAGGATTTTGAAAGTCTGCTGAAGTATCATATAAGTCGGCAGTAGTCACAGAAAATCCTTGATTCTGTAACTGAGGTAGATAAACATTTCTACCTATACCACCTGTGCCAACTAATAATGCTTTCATTTAATCCGTCAATCTATCTAGTTCTTCGAAGTCATGCTCACCATATAAAGTAACTCTATAAGTATCATCTTCACTTATCCTTTCTACTTCATATGCTAATTCATATCCTTGTTCTGTTAATTTTGCTACTCTAAAAGTAAACTCTCTATAGTCGTCCTTCTCAAGTATTACTCTTTGATGGTCTGCCATTATAACTCCTCCACTAGGTCATCTAGTGCTTGTTCCATTACTTCATCAAACTCGCCTTCAACTTGTTGTTCTACTTCCTCATCAAAGAACATACTAGCCGCACTATTTTTAAATGCACTATCATGATCCTTATGTTTGTTATTACTAACATCATCTAAGAAAGGTTTAGCATCGTCGATTAGTTTAAATGGATTTGGACAGTTAGGATCAAATACTTCTTCAACCAATGTATTAAACATCAACATATTTCTTGGTGTCCATAAACTTTCTTGATTAAGTTTCTTTCCTTTCTTCTGCCAGTTTCTCCAGTCTAACTTGTAGTTCTCAAACTCCATTGTTGCTAGACTGTTTGCTTCTTGTACTGCTCTAATATGCATATAAACATTGTGTGCCATTAGTATTCCATAAGTAAAACTATCCCAAGATGTTTTGCCTTCTTTACCAATTTTGTTTAGCATACCTGGAGCATACCAATTTACATCTCCTGACGTAACTCTTCTGCCAATCTCACTCTCCCAAGGGAAAGGATTTGCTGATACGTTACCAGGACTAAAGTGGCTAAATGCTTTGTTATCAAAACACTTCTCCATAATGTAACTCATTTGTTCTGCTGTAATTTTGTTTCTAGTATAAACTAATCCATTTGCACTACTAATGTAAGGACTAGCACAATCAAAACTTACAGTAATATTAGGATTGACATGTTCTCTTAACTGTCTTTGAATGCTTGTAAGCATTACACCCCAATCCAATTTGCTTGTACCCAAAAAGTGTATCCAATCTTTATCTTGTAATAGTTCATCATTACGCATTGTTACAAGTCTTTTAAGTACCATATGCATGTCACGAATGTTGTTACCACCCATGCCCCAACCTTCTAGTCCATCTGGACCTTCTGAATAAGGCTTAACTGTTTGATACCATTGTTCTGCATCATCCCAATATGTTCCTTGTAATACATTTAAGAACTTTGTTTTGCCTAAACGATTATCTTTAAACCAATCTAAATTAAATGTAGTACACTTCAAACATTCATCAAAGTTCTGTAGTCCTGTTTTTTCTCTAAAGCCTGGCTTACATGCCCAACTAGGAACATCAAATGTCATACTCCAGTCTGCTGTATTTTCTAACCAAGCCAGGATTTTTGCACGGACTCTATCGGCATCGCCCTTGTATCCTGAATCGCCTGGTCTTTCAAAGAAGTTCTCCCAGTCAAACTTAATAACACCCTTACCAATTTGGAAACCACCTGAGTCTCCAACAATAGTTGTTTCGTTCTTGTCCCTAGTATGTATAATGTATTCCATTACCTCACTTTTCTCTAAGTCTAAGTAGGCATGACCGGCACTATACAATGCTTTATTATAGTAGTAATATCCTTTCTCCTTATCAAGAAAGTTCATACCTTCAAAGCCATGTTCAAAGCCTTGAGGCACTCTATCTCTACCATCTACGTTTGGAATGTATCCTTCAACACTATTACATCTGCCCAACAATTCAGTAAAGAATCCACTGATTGCTGGCAAGAACGTTGCGTAATCGCTATGTCTTTTGGATAAATCTCTCATATTTAAGACCTTGCAGGAAGTAAGTATGTGTAAACACCCATACCACTATCTACTTTAAGTTGTAATAGTCCTTGGTTATTAAAACTCATTACAAGACTTGAATTGTCGCCAAGTCTAAGAATTTTTAACACAACATCTAAGGGCCATTTCCAATCTGTATTAATCTCACCTTCTACATTGTTGTCAATAAGGATTTTAGTTCTATCACTACCACCATCACCAACATGGAAATATAAAGCACCATCTTCAGTTTTAGGACTAAAGTTGGCTTCATATGCCGCCAATACTGTATTGAAGTATGTTAAGTCCTTCATCATTTTCTGACTAGGTTCTATGTTTACATCAAACTCTGCACCTTTAAACTTAATGTCCTTCAGTTGCTGATTGATTACATCTGCTAACATAAATCTATAATGTGCATCTGTACCATTTGCACTTACAAATTCTACTTCTGTTGGAACTGTTTCACTATTCCTTTCTTGTGTTTTAACTGCCACTGTGGCATTTTCATCATCAAAGTCTGGATATTGTAAGTAACCTTTTAGTACACCCATTCTGCTTAATCCTACTGTTGCATCAACAAAATCCACAACAGGATTGTTCATGCTACCTTTTAGGATAACTGTTTTATCTGCATCAACAGTTTCAATCTCAGTTGTTTCTGCTGTGCCTTTTATTTTTACCATTTCATAGATACCTAAGTCATGTGTATGACGAATAATATCTTTGAAAGTATCTTTAATATAATTGTTCATTTCTGTCTCCGATAGAATACTTTTGCTATATTATACATTACTATTTAGAAAAGTCAAGACTTTTCCTGCCATTTTTTCCGATTAAAATTCAAAGAAAGCATCCAGTGTTTCTGCGTTGTTGGCTCTATTCAAGTCCCAACCCATTATTCCTAATACATTTCCTATCTTCTTATCGAGAACTGATTGTTCCATTGCATCTTCATCGAATGGTAATTCTTTGAACCACTGTGGAATATTCAATTCATCTGTTGGATATGCTATGCTTGTATAGTTCATAGGATTGTTTTTCAATCTACAAACGATAACTTTAGCACCATCCATAATACTCAAACTATAATTGTCGCTGTTAGCAAACTTTAAGTTATTGTAATTAATACTTGCTCTAACATGTCCTGGAATCATTTTGTTTTCTTTCTCATTCTTTAATGAGTCTAATTTATGTAAGGTCATATTACTTCCAGGACCTCTTACTGTTTTGTTATACTTCTTGGTGTACAAGGTTAAGTTATTAACACGTTTGGGCATTCCTTTCTTCCAAGGATCTAATACTTTAAACTCTTGCTTGAACTCTTTAATCATTTCTATTACTTCATTTTCTGTTTTACCTTCTAGTGTTGCATCTAATATTTCTTCTAAGAAGTCTTGTACAAACTCTGGAGTATCACTTCTTTTGATATCCATACCCATTACTTTTAGTTTGCCACCTTCAGGTTGATATCCTTCTATGTCTAAACACTTGATAGCATATCTTTTCTTAGTAATAAACAGTCCACTCTTACCAACTACTTCTCTACCTGCTTTAATTACACTACCCATTTCTGTTGGACAGTTAAAGTCATCTTTCATAAACTGTGGAAAAGTATCTGAAACTTGGTCACTGATACGGTCATACAAAGCGATTGCGTTATCCATATCTAAGGACATGTCTTCTGGCATAGCCGGAGTGGCTGTAAAATACACAGAGTCTGTATCGCCATAAACCAAACAATCTCCTGTATGGTCGTATCTTCCTGTGAGCAACTCATTCACTTTTGCTCCCATGTGGCGGGTGATCCGCCTACCAGTCAAAGTTGTACTTTGACCAATTCTTTTATCAAAAAACCTACAGCCTGGATTCAACACCGCACCATATAAACTGTTTAGGTTAATCTTTTTAACTAATTGTCTTTTATCCCAAAATGCAATTTCTTCTTGTTCTGTTGCAGACTTCTTCTTTGCTTGTAGTTCTTGTCTTTCTGCATACCAACGTTCTAATAGTCCTGGGATAACTCCTTTGAAATCTGTTTTAAATATAGTACCATTACTACTAATACACCAAGGTTGACCACTATTGAATATTAAGTTGTAAACATCTGAGCCTGTAACATCTAAACTGGAACCGTCTTCCATATCTAGTTTCATTACTTTGTTTACGTCTTTTTGCATTACCATTTCATATTCATTTGTGCCAAACTTACCTAACCAGGCATCTGCAAAAGACATCTTCTCCAATTTCATCTTACTGTTTAGTTCTTCATCTGTATAATCTGGAACCAGTTGACCTACAATAGTTTCCTGTGCCATATTTAATGCTCTAAACACACTAGGATATAGACTGTTAATATCCATACTGCCTATCCATTTATGGAATCCTTTCTTAGGAAATGCCACATAGGCACCAGCCGCCGTTGTACTATCTTCTGGCTTACCACGTTTTCTATCTGGAACACAAAAGCCACGTCTGTGTGCTTCATTAATAATTGCTTGTTCTGTAGTTGCCACAGCACCCATTGTTGTAAACAATAATACAGTATTGTCATGTGCAATAGTATTAGCAAGGTCTATAAACTGTAGTTTCTTATCCATATTAGCAATTAGCATAACATCTTGTATGTTATATTCTAAGAACTTGTGGAAATCATGATTGTATAATCTATCTAAACTACCTTCATAGGCTACTTTCTTTTCACCTAACTCCATCTCACCAATGAAATCTAATCTATAACTATGTCTTTCTTCATAGTTAAACTTACGATATAGTTGCATGTAATCTAAATGCACCCTGCCTATTAAATCATAACTTTGTCGCTCACTACCAAAACTATCATAAGTTCTTTCTTTAGGGAATTGGTCAAACAAACAAAACTTTCTTGTTTCGCTTTTGCCTAATACTTTTATTGTACGATTAATTGTGTAAGGAATATCATATCCTTCGCTGTTCCAACCACTTAGTATATCTGCATCTTCTATTAGTTGCAAGAAAGTTTTAAGCATCTGTGCTTCATCTCTAAACAACATTACTTCTGGTAATGGCTTTGCTATTTCTTGTGCTTGTTCCCAACTTAAAGTTTTAGGAGGTACTGCCAAACACACCATTGCATCCATCCAATCTAAGTAAACACCTATAGCAGTAATAGGCATGAATGCTTCTTCCGGTGGACTAAATCCTTTAACAGGATCAAAGTCAACCTCAATATCAAAAAATGCTGTATGAAGTTTAGGTTGTTCTACACCCAAATAATGTTTTGCTAATGTTTTGTTTACAGGTTTAATATCAGTTTCATATAACTGACCACTTGCACGATTAATTGCTATGTTCTTTTTGAAGTCTTTAAAGTTTTTGCAAACTACTTCCGTGACAGGATCTCCATAGATACTTTTTGCTTTACCTTTTGGATCGCTGTAATAAAAATTGTATTCCGGTTTGTGTTGAACTAAGACACGTTTTCCATTTAACCTTTCGGATACATGGATAACATCTCGAGTCCTATCATGGAATGCATCTACATAACTCAATTAAAATTCTCCTAAACAAAAATTATAGTTGGTCTTTGCCAACTGCGGCTAGAATAGTTTCTAGTTCGTCAAATTTCTCTGACTCCTCACCAAAATTTGCCTTGTGGGCAACCTTTATTGCTTTGTTTAGGATTGCTGGTCTAATTTCCATTTCTTCTGCTATTGCTTTAACAGTTTCTCTTAAACCTACTTGTAGTGCATCGACCTCATATAATACTTGGTCGCCTTCTTGAATGAGTCTTTTAAGTCTTGCGACTTCTTCTGAATTAAATACTTTGTTGAATGCCATCTGTTTTACCTCTGTGTATGTCTAATATATTTATAAGCATAGATTTATTATATAATCACTTTGTGGTAAAGTCAATAAAAATGATAAATACACTAGTACACACAAAGGAGACCAATAATGGCAGATGTAGAGAAAAAAACAGTACAGATAGATTTGGAACTAGATACCAAAATAGTTGATAGTAGCAAAAACCCTTATCAAAGTTGGATTGATTTAGCAACGGCAGTAGATGCCTGGAGAATCTTCCCAAGATTATTTTTAAGTGTTTATGTATTCTTATTATACTATTCCACAATGTGGTTTATGGGACTAGAAAATCCTAGTCTGGAACAATCAGGATTGATAAGTATTATTGTAGGTGCAGGTGCGGCATGGTTCGGACTATATGCAGGAACAGATAAAAATAAAGGTGACTAAGTAAAATGGCATTCATTAAGAATTTTGCAAGATTCAATACTAGAGAAGAATTAGAAGAAGATGATATCATAGAGTATTTTGATATTGTCCAGAGTGTTGTGTCTAGTAAAATCGTTAAAGGTGTAACTGATGATGCTAAGAAAGTAGCAATTGATGTAATCATTTACACGGACGAAGATGATGCAGGCCCAATTTTTATTCACGAAATAGTTCTAGATGAAGAAATAGATGAAGAAGAAGGCAACATGATATCTAAAGAACTTGCAATAACTTTTCCTGATTTGGAAAACTTCACCTTCGAAGCCTCCATAGAATTATAAAATGGCAAGAGATAAGGACGGCATTCCTTTTCACCCTGCCGAATATAACCCCGATTATCCAAGAGTCAAATGTGAACAATGTGGTTTGATGAACAGTTGTGACAGTTGGCCCGACACAAACATGGTACCATGGTATCCAAGACTACCTATATTATTAGAAGGTGGTATGGTAGAAAGTATAGATGATTTTGTACTATCTGAATATACCGAATGGAGTTTACAAGCAATAGTAGACGCAGAAATAGACAAACGTAATGGCATGATTCTAATGCCAAATTTTATCCACCCAGTACTTTATACAAGATGTTTAGATACTTGGCCCGAACAAATGGATAAAATTGATGTAGTAGGTAGATTACAAAAAGATATATTACATTCTCCATCATGGGCAACACTTTTATTACAAGTATTTGACAACGAATATGTTAAATGTGCTATTGCAGATAAATTTGCATTACATGAAGAATTCAAATGTGATGCTTGGCTATGGCAAGACACAGAAGAATTTACAATAAATGATGTACATGTGGATTACAAAGACTTTGATATAACATTTGGATTATATTTTCCTGTTGACAATTCTACACGTGAATATGGCACACAATTTTGGAAGCCAGACTGTGAAGCAGATATGGAAGACAGTTTGGTTAGAGAAGATTGCACTCTCATAAAACAAATTCCGTTCCAACATAACCTTTGTTACTTTATGCCAAGAAGTAAATATAGTTGGCACTCTAGTCCTATACTAGATAAACCAATGGTGAGGAATCATGTTTACGGATATTATAAATCAATTTGAACATATTGCAGAAGCAGTTAAAAATGCTGATGTAGAAACTGTTCCTTTCAAACATTTATATGTACATGAAGTAATAAAATACGATTCATATAGAACTATAACTACATTTGAAGAACATGATGACTTGTCTATGATAGATGAGTATGGTAGAAAAGAATATACTTTGGACATAACTGACGGTAAACTTTGGGAAGAAGAAAGTAATAAACTATTTCAAGAGATATGTAAAAAATTAAAGTTAGGTAAAGTAAGTGATTCTGTTCCTGCAACTATAAAGTTTTGGGAAGACTCTCCTGAATTAGAGATTACTGATATACATACAGATGCATTTTATGATACAGACTTAACCATTAGTTGCCAAATATATCTACCAAAAGACTTTGAACAAATTAGATTAGGCACAAAATTATATCGATATATTGGAGATAATATATTAGAAGATGCCAATCAAGATGAAGGAACATCTTTCCCCCACCAAGCAAAAATAGATAAACAAGACAAATGGCAACATAGTAGAAGTGTACCTTTTAAACCAAACTCTATGTTGGTAACTGTCAGCACAAAAGACAGTTGGCATCAAGCACCAATTGTACCTGAAGGTATAAGAAAAAGTTTGATGTTAAGATTTAAAGTTTAACTAGCAATGGCTCTGTCTGCCATTCTTCGCCAATTACTTCCATCAAAGAATACAACTGTTGACCCACCAGTTTCATCTGTGCAAAGTGCTAAGTCTCCTGCAACTGTGCTGGGCAATGTTGCTACTGTATAACTTGGTAGTTGAGGTAAGCCTGAATCTCTAAATATAAATCCATGGTCATTAGATGTATTACCTGTGCTACCAATAGCACCAAAGTCGCTTGTTAATGTTGCTGAAGCAGTAATTACATCATAGTCTGTAAGTGAACCAAATGATAATGCTGTAACTTTATCTACGTTAGTTGTTCCTGTGCTTGGTGCAGTATAAGATATAACACCTGTTGAACTATTATAACTTAAATCACCTGTAACACTAATTGATGCTCTGGCTCTTGGGTTGGTATAATATAAGTTACTTGATCCTTCTCCAACACTATCAGTATCCAATCCAGTTACAGTTGCTCCTGTAACAGTTAGTGTTCCACCATTTGAAATAGTTGCACCATTAGTAAATGTTTTAACACCTGCCATAGTTTCAGCACCAGTCGTGTGCATTATGGTTGTAGCATTAGCAAGTTCTGTGCCTATAAATGCTGATATTCTACCTGTTGTAGCAAACTCACTATCATTATCATTCCATGTTTCTGAAGTTGTTACATAGGCTGTTGCCGCCAAGTCTTCTACTTCAATTGCACCATCTAATGTTAATGTACCACTTGCATTAGGTAATCTGATTGTTCTATCAGCAGTTGGGTCTACTGTGGTTAGAGTAACTTCATGTGCATCAGCAGTAGCACCTTCTAACACTATTGCGTTTTGTACTTCTACTGTAGTTGAATTAACTGTGGTTTGAGTACCTTGGACAGTTAGGTTACCTGTAATAGTTACATCACCAAAGTTCTCAGTGATAATTTTATTCCAAGTTACTGTATCACCTGGCTTAGATGCTATTTTAGTTTCGTTGTTTGAAACGTCAAACCAAAGGTCACCGGTAGATACTTCCGATGCTGTAGGTGTTACTGTTGAGCCAAAGATTTTAGATCCACGTTTTCCAATTTGAAAAACAGAGTTCTGTGTTCCTTTGGCATTCATAAAGACTGCCATGTATTATATCCTCTATCAGTTAATAAACTGTCTAGGATTACTCCTAGTTAAAGTTATAATACTATTTATCTTCTTTTGATATTGTAACTCTGTTACAAAAGGTCTCTTTGCACTTAGAATAATCAGACACTTCATGGCTTTTAACAAAGGCACTAAACTTAAGATTAATACCTACTTTAAAAGTATCTCTGTCTGTATCTTGTCTGTAAAGGTCATAAAAGAACTTTACGATGTTTTGATTAGGTGTAAGAACTGCAACTAACATACTATTGCTTCTATTCATGTACCTTGACATAACAATCTCACCTTCGAAATTGCCACGTTTTTTAAGTGTACCTTCATAATCTGAAACATCTCTTAGAGACCTTTCACGTTCTGACCAGTCATCATGCTTGATATTATTTCTAAACACACCTGGAAGAGAACCAACAATAGGAAGTCTATCGTCCTTACCATTCAACGAAATATCTTCTGCTTTAATAAGAGCAGTAATTTTCTTTTCAAAATCTGTAAGGTCACGTTGCATTGCTTTAAAAATTAATCCTTCAAAGTATTCTATAATCTCATCAGCCTTGCCAAAATGTTTCTGCTCAACTGTGATTTTAGAACTTTTAGGATCATGCAATAGACCTAACATCAATTTAAAATTGGATTCAATATCTTTTGTTTTGTCTACTTGATGAGACTTAATGTATTTGAATCCTTGAAATTCGTCAACTGCCACTGCGTGAGCAATTAAGTCACGTCCAGTGAACAGTTTGTTGGATTTAAGAAAAGCCATTAAGACTTCTTCTCAATCATTGCAAGTGGAACATTGTATCTACCTTGTGGTAAATCTACAATAGCCTTCTTAACATTAACCTTAACAACTTCTCCCAAAGTTCTTTTGGTTTTTTGGACCACATATACTTGGTCACCAACTGAGATTTCAGCCTTAGCATTTTGCGTTTTGACTGAATTAATCCAAGCATTAAGTTCATTTAACTCTGAAAGAGCAAAATCTCCTGTTTGGATTGCTTTTTTGATTTCAAATAAGTTCATAAATTCTCCTACCTTTTATTTAAACTATGTGCATAGTATAGCAAATATAGGGGTACGAGTCAACCTTTTTTTCCAGTTTTTTTGGTAATTTTAAGTGAATTCCGGACCTGCCTACTTGCACTAAACAGGTTATTTCAATACCGTTATCGTATTGACCGGCTATCATTCCATGCCCTCCCCGGGCAAATTGTGGAACAATTCTCCCTACTCAATTTTTTCAGTTACTTGTTCCAATATTGTATTCTTATCGTGTGTATGTTGTTTCTTTAGGCTCATTGCTGATTATATGATTATACACATCTTCCCAATTCTTTGCTACAAATCCATCTACTTCTTGATTCATGTTGTGTCCATGTTCTATTAGTATTCCTTTGAATCCAACATCAACACCTGCTTTTAAGTTTACTGGTTTGTCTTCTATCCAATAACAACCTTTGTATTTCTTAGCAAGTCTTTCTAATGCTTCATCTTTGTCTGCACCAGTATCTAAACATATTACCTTGCTAAATGCATACTTGCCCATTAACTTTGCTAAGTTTCTTTCTCTTAATGCATGAGCATAAGGATCTAAACTCAAACTAGTTAATGCTATAAATTTATATCTATGTTGTTCATGTAACTTTTTAATAAAAAATTGTGCATCTCTCAAGGGAGGTAAAAATCCTATAGCCGCAGACTCATTAAAAGTCTTAACCATTTGATTACCTTGTTGATGTGTTAGTCCGTATCTATCTCCGATACTGTATTTGAATTGATAGCCTTCTACTTTTTCATGTCCATGATGTTCGGCCCAAACACTAAATCCTTCTTCCCAATCTAGTACAACACCATCTATATCCGTTATAATATATTTTTGTTTCATACTTGAATTATACCGGATTTTGTGGTAAATGTCAATCTTTTAAATTACGATTACTTTTGGCTATGTGTCTCAAAATGTTTCTTGATGCTATGCCAAATGTTTCTTGCTGGTCTTTTTCTTCTATGAAGTTGCAGTTTACTACTTGTTCTACAACATGGCTAGGTTTTTCGTCTATCAAATCTATAAGCATCCATGCCGCCTTTTCTTCATCAATCATCATATCATACTTCAAGTCTTTATTTGATCCTCTAACTAGATTTGTATTCACAAAACCAAAAGAAATATTATGTATTCTAGTTTTGTTTTTATAAGGATAATTAAAACTACTGTTAATTGCGTGTTCTTGTAATGCTTTTTTATCAACTACATATTCAGGTGTACCTAGTATATGTCCTAAGTGACCTGATATAGATCCTGTGTTTATGATTACTTTGGACTGGTCGGCCCATTTGGTATATAGATGTTTGACTATCTTAGTTTGGATTTTTGGATAATATGCATTATTAAATACAACATCTGGATCAAAGTCTATAAGAGTCTGGATTATTTTATCGCCATCATCTTCTGCAATGTTATGTCCATTGCTTTTAGAATATCCTCTTATTTCCCAACTAGATTCTGTTAGACTTAATATTGTATCTATTTGTTTACCAATGCCACTTGAGTGTCCAGTGATTGCTATCTTTTTAGTCAAAGTGTTTCCCCAGCATCTCGTTGACATTCTTGCCAACATCCTTTTCTACTTTCCTTACATCAACAATTATGTTTATTTGTGATACATTTGAGAAAGCAGAAATCATCTTCTGCCAGGTTGCGTTTGGAGAGGTTGGTAAAGGGTCTGATAATTCAGCATGGTCTAATTTTGCATTTGTTCCGTCCCTAAACTCTATGATGATAGAATCAATCATAGTTACAGGTATCTCCGTTGGGAAAACTTGCTTCAATAAATTTTCAAACTTTTCATTTTTTGAATGCTTTGCAACCAATACAATCTTTATGTCATTCGCAGACACTACTCTTCTCCTACATTGTAAGTTAAAAATATAACGTTACTTGTTATATTTATCTAGTTCTAATCTTAACTAGATTTTGGCGGTCTTCCAGGTCCTCTTTTGGGACTTAGTTCAGGTGCAATTCTATATGCCTCTGATTTTTTGGCTTCCGCGTCACTTACTAATGCCTTGGCATCCTGCTCTAACAGTTCTGCCTGTGCTAGAAGATTGTTTGCAATATCAACTGGCTCACCTGCTGAGTCTTCAACTACTTCAACAGTTGCTGAAGTGTCAACTGAAACTCCATCACCTTCTATGATTGCTTCTTCAGTTTTTAGTGGTGGGTTACTGCCTGTTTCTATTTTTCCTAACTCTGCATTTACTTCTGAAAGTTCAATCTCTTGATTAGGTACTGGTGTCAGTTTAACCATATCAACTGGAACCTTTTGAAGTTTTTGGTTTGCATGTAAAGTTTCTAGTAGGTTACTTCCATCAGTTGCTCTTCTTCTAAAGAATACTTCTGAAATGTTGTTTGACTCTTGACCTTCAGGACTATCAACGACACTCATTATGTCATCGTGTAATTGACCTTCAAGTGAATCACTTACTACTATAAGTGCCTGGTCTGCCTCTTCTGGTAACTCTCTGAAAACAACCACACAAGGTTTGTCTCCATATTTACCAACGTGCTTCATTAAATCTGCCATGTTATTTCTCCTCTGGAGCCTCTTCGACGCCATCATTTTCTACTGGTGCCTCTTCGGCTTCCGCGGCGGCTTTTGCCGCATCTTGTTGTTCTTTCACACTTCCTAAGAATTGTGCAAGTTTGTCGTATAAAGAACCTACTACAGATAGTTCACCACCTTTAAATGCACCTCTTTGTGATGCCAGGTCAATTATCTGTGCAATTTGATCCAAGTCACGTAATGTGATTGACTCAACTGGACGTCCTTCATCTACTGCAGGAGCATCCTGTTGGATCTCTTCTGCATTTGAAACTGTTTCTTCATTAGCCATTATATAATTTCTCCGGTTTAATGTTTTGTTATATGCAATTATTTATAACATACTTTAATTAGAAAGGAAATAAAATGGTGTGTTTTTTAGTCAAAAACTACGGTATCTTGAACAATACCTTGCTCATCCAAAATAACACCTGAAACAAATCCACCTTTACCAGCACCAGTATCTGTAAAAAATACAGTACCACCTTGGTCATTAGTTGACTCAACAATCTCGTTGATGTTACTTTCAAAAGCAGGAGTTTCATGGAATGGACTTCTGTCGTGTCCAACAATTACAGTCTTACCATTAGGAATAGCATCTACCCAAGCATAAGTTCTAGCAGGATATTGTTGTCCTTTCCATTCTATAAATGGCTTAGATTTATCTATCTCTCCATATAACCTTGCTCTGTTCTGAGCCTTCTCATCTACGTCATTAGTCCAATAAGATTTAGTAAATGCACCATGAGTCAAATGAGTATCACCAATAACCAAATGCGTTTTCATTCTTTCATAAAAAGTCATAAAGTCTTCTTTGACAATTGGGTCACTTTCTAAAGCATCTATTGTAGAAGTCATACCATGGGAAACAGTTACATTATTACCTTTAAGGTATCTGTAAATTTTGTTATCATGATTGCCTTCAATGAATGTTGCTTTACCAGTTTTGGCAAGTGTACTAGCAAGAGCAATAGTTGAAGTAGCATGTGGACCGTAGTCAACAACATCACCTACACTAATAATGTGCAAGTCATTTTGTTCAGCATATATTGAAGCATCCATAAAGAACTTGTATTCATTATGAATATCTCCTAATACTAAAAATTTTGCCATTTCAAATACTCCTACAGTATCTATATATTATACAGGTTTTAGGGCAAATGTCAACCTAATATTTCTCTAATTTACCCTCTCTAACCAGGTCACAACTCACACAATGTGGGCCTCCTGCAAGGGTTCTCATATGACGCATTTGGACTGGAACTGGTGTAATTCCATGCTTTTCCATTGCACTCATTAAGTGCGTTTCTTCCTGTGGTACCATCACTGTATTTGGATCAATTGATAGCACATTCATGCCTATCCAATGACTAGCAGGAGCATACTCCATAAGGGCCTTCTGACCCACACACATGTCGTCTGTGTACCATATAATATCCCACCCATCAAACACACTAGGTATCTTATCTTTGGGCACTCTATGAGCATTTAATACGACTAAACCGGGTCTTAAAGGCATAATTGTGCTGTCTACATGGGCCCAACTATACAAATCATACATTTCATGTACGGTAAATTCAGGGCCTAAAGTGTTTCTTAACCACTGAGCACCTTTGGCATTACCAGTATTTGATATCAAATACAGTATATCATAACCCATTCTGATGATATTTGCTGGGTCTAAAATAGGTTCTTCCTCAGTAATGCTTGGGTCTACACCAGGCTGTATTCTGTATAAACTGTCATTTAACATAGGTTTAGGCATAGGTAACCACTTGGAACCTGCCATCATTTTGTCCTGAAATAACTTATTGAATAGGAATGTTTCGTGATATCTTGCCCTTAAACTCATAGCACCTTCTATAATAGTGTCGCCTATTACAGTAATGCTATCACGTGGGCAATATGCTTCGTATTGGTCAGTAGTCCATCTACCATTAGAAACACTTGTAGTGAAGTCTATGACGCTCGTATCGGGTCTATAAACAGTTATATTTGCTTGTTCTAGTATAGAACATATATTATTTAAGTCCTCTTCTGCTTGTTCATATACATGCAATGGATACTCTCCTTTGGGCATAACATTATATTGTTCTGCTGTAAGGTTAGCATAGTTAGTTGCATGATGACTTAAATCATTTTGTGGAATGTTAGCACCAATGCTAGTGCCTATAATTATTTCTTTTAGGGGGTCCCATTCATTGCAGGACCAAACTTTCTGTGTCATATTATAATCTGTCTCTTAAAATCCTTTTCAATTATTCCATATAGTTGTGGGAAAGTATCTGCAAAACTTTGTCCTCTGTATTCATCCATGCGTTTCATCCAAATAAGAAATAGTTCATATCCATCTTCTGACATTGCTGGTAGTTGTAAATAGTTTCTAATATCATCACGTTCAACTATTTGTAATATTTGTTCTTTAACATGTGGTGCAAAGTTTCTAATGTTCATAAACTTTGGTCCTTCTGCAAAACCTATCCAAGGATACTGTCCAAATGTTTCATTCTGCCATTCCATTATCTCATCTATATTTAAAATATTTTGCATTGACATAGTCATATTACCGAATATCTTTGTAGGTATTCCCAAATTCATATTATTTAAATCATCTACTACGTCTAGTAATACTTCCCATTTGCCTGGATATCTTAAATATTCAAATCTACTTTCTATACCGTCAATACTCAAACTGATATCTATACCTTTGAAGTGTTTCCATAGTTCTTTTAATCTATCTGTTGGTTTGTTTGTAGCATTTGAATTGTACATCAATGTTATATCTTTTGCTCTACCTTGGTCCACTAGGTACTGTAGGATATCAAATTGTGTTATGTTCAACAAAGGTTCCCCACCAAAAAACTCTAGCCTTTCTATGTTTTCTGAAATAGGAATCCATTCTGCCATAGGTACATGCGTGGGTGGAAACTTGGATATAAATGGACCACCGTCTCCATACAAGTCTAAATACTCTCTACCTTCTGGATCAAACTGATTACTATCATGAGCACCACAACTTCTACATGCAAGATTACAAACATTACTGCTTCTGTAAACAATAACCTTAGGTCCTTGTAAAAATTTTTCTGATTTTATAAAGTCTTCGTAAATGTCAGTATGCTTATATTGTTCTAACATCCTCTTTCTAAGACTAGGCTTTCCAATTTCTTCTTCTGTAAAACATCTTTTACACTCAGATGCTTGTTCATTATTAAGATGTTTTTGTCTTAGGTTATTTAATTCTTTGGCGTCCCATTGTTCTGAAGCATTAAGATGAGCATGGGGCCAATCACCTGCACCAAAAGGACATGGTGAATTCCATCCTCTGACATCTGGTCGTGTCATTATGAATGGTGCTAGACAAAGGTTGTCTGGTTTTTCTTTAGGTATTTTTAAACTCATCAGCAATATTTATCGTATGTATTGCTGGAGCATCTTCTATATGTGGTGAATCAAACTCTTGTAAAACTCTTGCTACGTCATCATTAGATTCAAAATACATGATCCATTGGTTACCCATATCTTTGACTACACAATATTGTCCTATGGCATTGTCATATAACCAATCGCATACTGCAAAATCATTTGTAACAAACTTGTTACTCAACATAGTAGCAAATTTTTCTGTTCCTGCTAACGAACTAAATTCTGATTCAGTTAGTTTATTAAATCTTCTAATCATAATATTGTATTCTCCCAGTCAGACCATCTGACAAAATCTAATTTCTTATCTTCTTCTGTTACACCATACAACCAATGTGGCTTACCTAAGTTTTCTATCTGTAATCTTTGTGCAATAAAGGTAGCCCACTCCATAGGTCGAGTATTAGCCGCAGGACATATACCAAATGCATTTACTTTCTTTGCTCTTTGATTCCATATCAATTCATAATCCACTGCTCTAAATGTTTTGTATAACTGTAAGTTATTCCATTGTGGATTATGGTCTGCTGATATTTGACTTGTAATATAACATACTTGATGATTAGGTATGCTTGTAATTTTTTTATTGTTTATTAAGTAGTCTATTAAGAATGTTTTAAAGAACAATTGATTCCTATTATCAATCCACCATTTGTTAAATATTTGAAATGAATCTGTTGAGTCATAATCTATCATAGGTTGTGGAAGTTCTTGTACCATACCTACATTGATATTGAATATAACTCTTTGAGGACATTCTAAAAGGTCAATATTATCTGATATCCAGTCTTTAATATCTGCAGGATGATAAGATACTTGTTTGATGTCTAAGAAATTGTCTTCTTGTCTACCAAACTTTATTACATCTCCTTCTAGAGTAGATGCAATTTGTTGTGACCATTGTGAACTGGCACCAAATAACCATGTTGACATCTATTGTTTTCTCTCATAAGGTACAGTAACACCAAATGGTGATTGAGGAACTTTACCGCCATAGCCTCCGCCATGTACAATAAACAATGTATCACAGTAGTTTTCATCTCCCCAACTATCCCAAGGGTAACCATCTGTAAACATAACAAACTTCTTAGGTACAATACCTTCTTCTTTAAAGTAGTTCCAGCAACACTCAAAGTCTGTA